CCGTAAATAATGACGGAAGAGTCATCTCAGATAATAAACACACGTATGCAGGGTTTAAACCGTTTTATAGAACTATTATGGCGTCAGCGGTTACTAATAACGAATTTAGAGGTTTATAATGAAAATAGTAATAACAGAATCTCAAGTGGAGGTATTAAGAAGAGTATACGAAATAAGTGACCTTGTTGATTACGTTATCCATCATTTGAATAATGATATTAGAAGTGGTGGACCAGGTAATAGACCTGACAATTTTGGGGTATATGAAAATTGGGTAACCCAAAGAGTTAGTGATATGTTTAAACGTAGAAACCCTAATATTGAATATAAAAAACTTGATTTTTTAATGATTATGTCAGAAGTGTATAACGATAAACTAAAAAGAGGATTCAAAGAAGCCCTAAAAAAAAGATGAAAATACTAATTACAGAAACACAGGACCATGATAATTCTGAGGATAAGTTTAAAGGTGAAAGAGTTATGGTTTATTATAATTTACACAAACATACTTTTTCTGTGTCGTATAAATCAAAAGTTATTTTACATGCCGATTACGTTAAATTAAAAGATGTTGAGTTTAGAGTTAGAAAGGCTGGTAAAGAACGAGTTAGACGTGAAATGGTAAAAAATGTTCACGCATTTGTTATTGGTGATTTAGTTGATTATTGTCAGTCGCCATGTAAAAATATTCCTAAAGAACCAACGGATAATGTAATAACGTATAACCCTTATAAGTATGATAGTTTTGTATATAAATCGAATAAAAAACCAATATACAAAACAAAAGAAATTGATATGATTAATTTAAAAAACAAATTATTCGTAATAAAAAAAATAAAAAAACATTAAAATGCCATTACCTAAAATTAAAAAAAACATTCCTTTGACACAGTCAAAAACTCTTTTACCTAGAAGACAGGAATTGGTTGATAAGATTAATAGGGATGGTACCTATCTCCCTAAATCAATATTACATGCCGACTTGGACGGTGGGTTTTTAAATTTTGTTAAAACAGATTTAAAAACTGTTGTTGACGGAAAGGTAATACCTATGGTTGATATTTTAGTTACAACTCAGAATTGGTCTCAATTCACGGAAACTTGGAACATTCAAAATATTGATAAAAATGTCGAGCCCCCATTCATAACAGTTGTTCGTATTCCTGAAGTTAAGTTTGGAACTAATCCCGCAACACTATACAATATTCCTAATAGAAAACAATATTTCTACGCACAAGTACCTACTTGGGACGGACAAAGACACGGAGCGGACATTTATAAAATACCACAACCTGTACCTGTTGATATAACATATAATGTTAAGATAGTATGTAATAGAATGAGAGAACTAAACAGTTTCAATAAAAATGTAATTGAGATGTTTGCGTCAAAACAAGCCTATACTGTGATTAAAGGACATTATATTCCAATAGTAATGGGTAATATTAGTGATGAATCGGTATTTGATTTGGAAAAAAGAAAATATTATGTACAAAGTTATGAATTTATATTACTTGGTTTTTTAATTGATGAAGATGAGTTTGAAGTTTCTCCTGCAATTTCAAGAGTATTACAAGTTGTTGAGTTTGAAACACAGACAACAAGAAAACAACCAAAAAAACTTTCAAACCCCGCAAGTACAACTTTAGATGTTTTATTTGTCGTTGGAAATAATATTATTACACAAATTTTTGATTATACTGTTGACCTAAATTTAGGTGAAACCGATAATGTTGAATCGTTTGAGGTGTACATTAATAACGACTATTATGGCTCTGATATTGAACAAATTCAAATAAACACTAACGACACTCTTAAATTAATTATTGTTAAAAATGATGACACAAAAGACAGTATAATTAAGCTCAATAATCTATTGGTTTAATTCTCTCCGTATATATCGGGTTTTCCTTTACATTTCTCAACAATAAGTCTTTCTAAGAAACGATACATCTTTATCCCTCTTTTTTCACAATAGGTCTTTAAGATATCATGAGCCTCAATCGATATCTTTAAATTCTTTATTTTTTTTTCGTTGTTATCCATGGTAGAAAAAAGGCAGAATTTATTCTCCCTAATAATAAATACTTATAGGAAAGTAAAGTGTTTTGGTTTTTTTTATAATATTTATCAATAAAATAAATTAATTAAGAAAACACAAGACTAATGGCAACAAACAGTAAAGTATTTGTATCACCTGGAGTGTATACTTCTGAAGTCGATTTAAGTTTCGTAGCACAGAGTGTAGGGGTTACTACACTAGGTATTGTAGGGGAGACATTAAAAGGTCCAGCCTTCGAACCTATTTTTATTACAAACTTCGACGAATTCTCAACTTACTTTGGGGGAAGTTCTCCCGAAAAATTCATAAATACTCAAATACCAAAATATGAAGCGGCGTATATCGCTAAATCTTATTTACAACAATCTAACCAATTGTTTGTTACAAGAATATTAGGTTTATCAGGGTATGATGCGGGTCCATCATGGACAATAACAACTAAAGCAAATGTAGACCCAGCAACAGTAGATTTCTATTGTGAAAGTGCTACTACGGTTAACTGTATTGACACATGTGTTGATTATAAAGTAGTTGACTTTGCAATTGATTTCTCAGGTTGTAATAACAGTTTTGGTTCAATATCATTTATTAACCCAACACAAATTCCGGCAGAAATTGCTGAGAAATTAGACATTCCTTACGAATTGTTTGACGGAAGTTTATCAACTGTTCGTACAAACATGACTAACCAAATTTTTGATATTCTAAACGAACCGTCTTCAGAAAACACCTCTATTTATTATTACGGGCCAATTTCAGGAGACACTTACGAAGCGTTTAGTCCTATCTTTACAGCAGAAACAAATGTATATGGTGTTAATAATGTTGATGCTAACCTTATTGATTACGCGGCACCAGAAAATGACCCTTGGTATTATAGTTTATTTGATAATCTTGGTAATGCAGCATATAGTGGTTATTCATTTTGGTCTATTGTCACAGGTTTAACTTTAACACCACCTGTTATAACAACGACAACAACATTACCAGGAACTACAACAACAACAACTACAAATCCTTGTATTACACCAACCCCAATATCAACAACAACTACAACAACTGCTGCACCTGTTAATTGTTATACAGGAACTTTAATTGGTAGAATTTATGTGTTTTCAGGAACTGCGTTTACTGATTATGATGATTTAGTAATAGCAACACTTCGTTCAAGAGGTTTGGCGACATACTCAACAGATGATGGACCTGTTTATGAGGTTAGCGGATTAACAGATGTTACTATGGATTGTTTAGGTGCATATTCAGGTGTAACTAAAAACCCATATGCGACATTTGGTATTAATATTACAAATAAAGATGGTAACACGTATTTCTTTGAAACATCATTCCAAAATTCTGACCCTAAGTATTTACCAAAAGTATTTGGTTCATCTAACTTTGCAAAACCAAGAACAGTAGTTCCTTTATTTGTTGAAGAAAGATTCCAAGCTTTATTAAACTACGGATGGAGAAAAGGGTTTATTAGAGGTTTAAGTTGTAACTTAACAGCTTTACCTAACGCAAGACAAGGTTCTGACCCTACATCAATCGCTTGGTATTTAGAACAATATCAATCACCAACATCACCGTGGGTAGTATCGGAATTAAGAGGTAACAAAGTTTACAACTTATTTAAATTTACAACAATTGCCGATGGTGAGGCGGCTAACACGGAGGTTAAAATTTCAATAGCAAACATTTCATTTAACAATGGAACATTTGACGTATTAGTTAGAGATTTCTTTGATTCGGACTCAAGTCCAGTTGTTATTGAAAAATTCACTAACTGTAATATGGACCCTAATGATAATGCGTTCATTGCGAAGAAAATTGGTACTATTGACGGTGAGTATGAATTGAATTCTAAATACGTTATGATTGAACTTAATGAAGACGCACCAATTGACGCATTACCTTGTGGATTCTTAGGATTTAATTTTAGAGAATATGCGGGTGTTAGACCTCCATTCCCAATTATTAAACAAAAATATGATTTTCCAGGTGAGGTAGTATATAATCCACCATTTGGTTTATCTTCAGGAGCTGACGATATTACAAGAAGTAATGGTGATAATGTACGTAGAACTTATTTAGGTATTTCTGATACTATAGGTATTGACGTTGATTACTACTATTACAAAGGTAAACAACTTCCTTTAGATATTTGTAGTGATTCTACGGGTGAAGATTGGAACTTTAGAAGTAGAGGATTCCATATGGATATTGATGCAAGTGGTATTACTATACCTAATGCATTTGTAACAAGTGGAACCCCAGCATTCTATTGTGGTAGTGCACCGTTTACTAAAGACCCTGATACAGAAGCTAACCCTTACTACAGAATTTTTGCTCGTAAGTTCTCATTCTTAGTACAAGGAGGATTTGACGGATGGGATATCTATAGAGAACATAGAACAAACAGTGATAGATTCGTATTAGGTAGAAATGGTTATTTAAAAGGTTCATGTCCATCAATCAAATATCCTACGGCGACAGGTTGGGGGGCATTTAAACAAATTACGGTTGGAGATAATACACAAGGTTACGCTAACACCGATTACTACGCTTACTTATTAGGACAAAAAACTTTTGTTAATCCTGAAGCGGTTAATATTAATTTATTTGTTACACCTGGTATCGATTATGTAAATCATTCTAACTTAGTTGAAAGTGCAGTTGATATGATTGAAAATGATAGAGCTGACTCACTTTATGTTTGTACAACTCCTGACTTTAACATGTTTGTTCCAACAACAACTAATACACAGGATTTAATTTATCCACAAGAAGCGGTTGATAATTTAGACACTGCAGGAATAGACTCTAACTATACCGCAACTTACTACCCATGGGTATTAACAAGAGATACTGTAAACAACACACAAATCTATCTACCTGCAACTGCTGAGGTTACAAGAAACTTAGCTTTAACAGATAACATTGCATTCCCTTGGTTCGCCGCGGCGGGTTACACAAGAGGTATTGTAAATGCTATTAAAGCACGTAAGAAGTTAACACAAGAGGATAGAGATACTTTATATCAAGGTCGTCTTAACCCAATTGCAACTTTCTCTGATGTTGGAACCGTAATTTGGGGTAATAAAACACTACAAGTTAGACAATCAGCTCTTGATAGAATTAACGTAAGAAGATTATTACTTCAAGCTCGTAAATTAATTTCAGCGGTATCTGTAAGATTACTGTTTGAACAAAACGACCAAAAAGTAAGACAAGATTTCTTAGATGCGGTTAACCCTATATTAGACGCAATCAGAAGAGACAGAGGTTTATACGATTTCCGTGTAACAGTTTCTTCAGACGCGGCTGACTTAGATAGAAACCAAATGACGGGTAAAATCTACGTTAAACCTACAAAGTCGTTAGAATTTATAGACATTACGTTCTATATTACTCCAACAGGTGCATCTTTTGAGAACATCTAAAATAAAATAACAAACAAGTCGACATAAAACCTCGGCTTGTTTAGCCAAATAGTGAAAATGATAAATAAAAAAAGAATAGTAGAAGGTATTGATGAAGAGGGAACACCTGACATGAAATACTATTCATTTGACTGGGATGACAACATACTGATAATGCCGACTAAGATTATCTTAAAGGATGAGGAAGGTAATGATGTTGGTATGTCAACTGAGGATTTTGCGGAATATAGAACAGATATAGGTGAAGAACCGTTTGACTATGAAGGTCATTCTATTGTAGGGTTTAGTGATGAACCATTTAAATATTTTGGTGTTGCGGGAGACAAACAATTTATTGTGGACTCTATGTTAGCAAAACCAGGTCCTGCTTGGCCTGATTTTGTGGAGGCGTTAAATAACGGGTCTATTTTTTCTATCGTTACCGCTAGAGGTCACACCCCTTCGGTAATTAAAGAGGCGGTATACAACCTAATTGTTTCAAATAAAAATGGAATTAACTCAGACGAGTTAGTTAAGAACTTAGAAAAATTTCGACACATTGCCGATGAGGGTGATTTAAATAAACGTGAAATTATACGTGAATATTTAGACCTTTGTAGATTTTATCCTGTGAGTTATGGAGAAGGCTCGGCAACAAATCCCGAAGAAGGAAAAATTAAAGCTTTAAAAGAATTTGTTGAGTATATTAAAGAAGTTTCTGAACAAATTAAGAAGAAAGCGTATTTAAAGAATAAAATAACTAATAACTTTTTACCTATAATTGGTTTTTCAGATGATGATTTAAGAAATGTGGAAAAAGTTAAAAGTCATTTTGAAAATGAGCCAGATAATATAATTAAGACTTATTCTACTGCAGGAGGAATTAAAAAAGAATATTAATAAATAAAACTAGATACTTATATGCTAAGAATAATTTTTTAAATCTTGAAAGTAAAGATAAAAAATTTATTTGGAGATATTTATAGAAAACAAAATAAACACAAAATAACAAAAAAAGAAAGAAAATGGCTGATTTATTGATGAAAATGCCGATACCGTATGAACCAAAAAGACAAAACAGGTTCATTCTTCGGTTCCCAACAACATTGGGTATTAACGAATGGTTCGTTGAATCTACGTCAAGACCACATATAACTATAAACCCTGTTGAGATTCCCTTCTTAAACACTTCAACCTATGTTGCAGGTCGTTTTACTTGGGGAACTCTTAACGTTAAATTCCGTGACCCTATTGGTCCGTCTGCGTCTCAAGCTCTTATGGAGTGGGTACGTCTATGTGCTGAATCAGTGACAGGTCGTATGGGTTATGCCGCAGGATACAAAAAGAACGTCGATTTAGAAATGTTAGACCCAACTGGTGTTGTTGTTGAGAAATGGATTTTAGAGGGAACATTCTTATCGGATGTTAACTTTGACTCATTGGCTTATAATACAGACGCTTTAGCAAGTATCACAGCTACAATGCGAATGGACCGTTGTATATTAGTTTATTGATTTTTAACTATTAAAATATTTCAGTCAAAATATATTTAAATCCACATGCTTAGGTATGTGGATTTTTTTGTTTCTATTTAAAAAAAAAGAAATTACTGTATATTTTATTATAAAAGACAAACAATATGGACCAAAGTATCATTGACGCAGGAACGGAGAGTTTTAACTTACCTCACGATATAGTACAACTACCTTCAGGTGGTGTATTTTATAAATCAAAAAAGAAATCAATTAAAGTCGGTTACTTGACCGCAAATGACGAAAACGCATTGATGGGGGCAACACAAATGAGTAATGATAATATCATTATGACTTTATTACGTAGTAAAATTTATGAACACGATTTAAGACCTGAAGAATTATTGGACGGTGATATTGAGGCTATTCTTATTTTCTTACGTAACACTTCATTTGGACCTGAATATAAAATATCAGTAACTGACCCCAAAACAAGTAAACCTTTTTCACATACAGTAGTATTGGATGAGTTAAACATTAAAAAAACACAACACCAACCTGACGAAAATGGTGTTTTTACAACAACATTACCAAAATCAGGAGTTTCGGTTAAATTAAAACCATTAAGTTTTGCTGAAACAACTGAAATCAGTAAAATGGCTGACCAATATCCTGTAGGAAGAACGGCGCCAGTCATTACTTGGAGACTAGCAAAACAAATTATTGAAATTAACGGGAATGATTCCAAGGAACAAATTTCAAATTTCGTTAACTCAATGCCAATTATGGATTCTAAGTATATCCGTAATTTTATTAGAGAAAATCAACCTTCATTAGATTTAGTAAAATCAGTAAAAGCCCCTTCAGGAGACTTGGTATCTTTCGAGATTACCTTTGGGGTGGAGTTTTTTCGGCCTTTCTTCTAATCACAAACAATTTTTAATTGAGGAGTATTATTTTTTGGCGAGATTTATAAGATTATCTTATACTGAATTTCACATTATGCCAACTTATATGCGAAAGTACCTAATCGATAGAATTATTGAGGACAATACACCTAAAAACGGTTAGTAAAATTGTTTTTGGTGTATTTATACATATATAATATTTAAACTATGGCAGGACCTGAAGATAACGAACTTGGTGGTGACTTTTTAAGTAAAGTCCAAGGAGCCCTCGAACAGAGTGTTGGTAGAATTACCGACGCTTTGGCGACTAATTTACGTGCTGGAGATATTGCGAAACAAATTCAAGAAATTGACGATAAAGCAATAACGATTGTTAAATCTTTTGGGCAAGGTCGTGAAAACATTGTTAATTTAAAGGCGGCTATGGCTGACGCAGCCTCTGAAGTTGAACGAATGGGTGGTAGTTTTGATAATATTGTCAGTATCCAAAAAGACGTTGCCGAAGCCTTAGGGAGAAATTTAATACTAACATCAAGTTCTTATAAAGATTTATATGCAACTTCCGAAGTTACAGGCGAATCCGCAAAAACCCTTGTTACTAATTTTAAAGATGCGGGTATGTCCGTATACCAAGTGGCGGGTGAAATGAATAAAGTTGTTAATATTGCTAGAGAGTCGGGTGTTAACGCTCAGGCGGTTAGTAAAGAGGTTGTTGCAAATATGACCGCATTAAATAAATTTAATTTTGAGGGTGGTGTTACAGGTTTGGCTAAGATGGCGGCCCAAGCGTCGTTATTAAGAATTGACATGAATACTGCGTTAAAATTTGCTGATGAGGTATTTGACCCTGAAGGGGCTATTAAAATGGCTGCGGCAATGCAAAGATTAGGTGTGGCAAATTCTGAGTTATTAGACCCATTAAGATTAATGGATATGGCTCAAAATGACCCTGCGGAGCTTCAAAATCAACTTTCTAAAATGACCGAACAATTTGTTCAGTTAAATGAAAAGGGGCAATTTGAAATTATGCCAGGGTCTAAAAGACAATTAAGGGAACTTTCTAAAGAGTTAAATATTCCATACGAACAATTAACCAAAATGGCGTTAGGTAGTGTTGAGGCTGCCGACAAAATGCAGAAAATTAAATTCCCTGAAGGTGCATTTACTGAAGAACAAAAAGGTTTGATTGCCAGTATGGCTGAAATGGGTGAAGGGGGTGAATATAAAATTCAATTAGGTGGGAAAGAGTTAGGTATTAATGAGGCAATTGAAAAATTGCAAAAAGACCCCGACCAAATGAAGGCTCTTAAAGATATGGCGACACCTAAAAGTATGGAGGAGTTAGCCAAAGACCAACTAACAATTTCAAAATCTATGGATAAGTCGTTAGAGTCTATTGCCAATAGAACAGGACGAGCATTGGCTGGTAGTAAAATTGCTAATCAAGCCTTAGAAGCTCCAAAACTATTATACGATGCGGGAGCTGAAGCCTTATCTGGGGATAAATTAAGTAGTAGAAATATTAGAAGTGGTTTAGGTTCAGGGGCAGAAGAAGTTTTAGGTTCAATTAACAAGATATTTAAAGGTGAAGGTTCTTTAAGTGATACTTTTAATGTGGTTAAAGATAGTATGTCAACTAGTGCCAAATTTGTAGACGGAGCTTGGTCTCAGGCATTAGATAAGGGGGCCGCAGCGGCATCAAATTTGGCAAAAGAACAAAACATTTTTCTTGAAATGTTACAAAATGGTAGTAAAAAATTAGGTAATGCTTTTATGACTTCCGAAAATATACCCACAACAACTGCGAAAGATATGTTAAAGTTACCTGGTCAAAATGTTGAATTTTTACCTGAAGATACTTTAGCGTCGTTCACTAAAGGTAAGGATGTTTTATCGGCGTTAATGGGTTCTAATAATAGAAATGAACCCCCAACACAAAGAATGACCGATTCAGGGCCTGTTAATATTAATTTAAACATAACCGCACCTCCAAATATTGATACTTCTCAACTTATGTTAGCCTTTGAAAATTCAGGAGTTAAAGAAGCTATGGTTACTGCGGTTACTAAAGGTCGATATAATAATGGATTAACCGCCCCAACATCTAATCAAACACAATTGATGGAAATGGCGAGTATGAGAGTCTAAAAATAAACATAATGTCTATTTATAATAAAATTATAGAAAATGCCTGATAGTACATTATCGTTTGTTAACAGTTCTTCATTTAGAAATGCGTTATTAGCCACAAATTTGGACCCATATGATGTACCTGGTGTTTATACCCCACCCTCAGGACCTATTGCTTATGAAATACAACAAACAGTAAGTAGTGTTATTGATTCACCCGATGGTTTAATTGCAAATGACCCATTTGCTGCGATATTATATCCATTAAATGAATACGGGCCTAATGGTGGTTTTAATACGACTATCACATACAATGGACCTCCATTGCCCGTTAACTCTAATCAAGGGGAGTACAGCCCAACAGATACAGTATTAGACTTAGTTAATGAGTTTTATATCGACGCCGCATATATTGAAAACATATATGGACCTTCTGGTGGGTTTAATGATATGGTAGTTATTACGGATATCCAAAACAATAATAAAATTTATCAACCTTATTGGAATCCACCAACATTTGTACCGTCTTCTTATACACCATATAGTATATTATTTTCAGATAACCCAAATGGAACTGATGGTTCATTATCTCAGGATTCTTATATTGCTAAAATTGGGGCGGAACAACTTAATTACTTATTCCAACAAAGAATTGCTGCTGAGATATTTCAAAATACTGTTGGTCAAGTTAACTTAGATTCTTTAAGTGACCCTTTTGAGGCGGCCTTAATTGCCACAGGACAAGAACCATTAATTTATAAAAACTATAGAATTACTGTTCCTGAAAATCCTATTGTTGCGGCTTTTGATTTGGCAACTAGATTAGCAAGTGCTTATTGGCCTGTTTCTATGATTCCTGGTGATTACTTCACACAACAACACAAGCCAGGATTTTTATCACAACAAACATCAAACGCTTTAAATGTTATTAATCAACTAACGGGAGGGTTTTTAGGTCCAATTCTAAACACATCTAGAAGTGCATCTGAATTATTTTTGGCCAATACGGGTAACGGTCAAAGGTCAGTTTTATTTCGTAATATTGATTATAACAGATATCAACCTGATTATAAAAATCAATATGGTGGATTATTAGGCGTTGCTCAAGGTTTGGTTAATTTAGCTGTTAATTTAATCAATCCTAATAATGGAACTTTAGTTGGTGGTTATTATGTTGGCAGTAGAAATGCGGAACCATCAACAATAACATCACCAGCAAATCAAATACCAGTTAATGTCTTTGGACAACAGGACCCTGTGCCTGTTTATGGACCTTCAGAACTTGCAATATTATATGAAGGTAATAATGAAGTGTTAAAATTTGGTCTTGCGGCAAAACCATTAAGTGATGGTGGTGGTATTGACGGACAATTTGTATGGACTTCACCTAAATATAAAGGTAATGCTGGTTTTAATGCAACACCTGGTGGAGGTACAGGTAGTTTAGACCCTGAGTTTAACCAAGTTAGTAGTTACTATACAAGAGATGAGTCAACTAATATAACATTCAAAGAGACTTCAATTTTAGACCAAACTCAAAGATTAATTGAGTCTGCGGATAATGTTACGGGTATTTCTCGTTTAAAACATGTTGGTAATGCAATTAACCAAGTTAGTAAGGTATTCCATGATGGATATAAAGAAATAACTAAAGGTTCTCAAGTATTATCTTACACTGATTTTACTACGGGGGCAGAAAAAGGAATTGAATATTGTCGTGTATTCACTAAGGATACTCCTTATTACACTTACGCCGATTTACAAAAAACTGATGGTATTACTACTTCGGGTAGACGTTTTAGTAATTCTGTATTTGATAACACATATAACTTAAACATTGCACCACTTAAAAACCCTGGTTCAACAAATATTCAAATGAATAACCAAGGTAAATTAGTCGCTAAAAAATATATGTTTTCCATTGAGAATTTAGCTTGGAGAACTTCAAGTAGACCAGGATTTACATATGATGAATTACCTACATGTGAGAAAGGGCCTAATGGGGGTAGAGTTATGTGGTTCCCACCTTATGATTTAAAATTCTCAGACCAAAGTTCTGCAAATTGGAATTCACAATCATTCTTAGGTAGACCTGAGCCAATTTATACGTATAAAGATACAAGTAGAACAGGAACACTTTCTTGGAAAATTATTGTTGACCACCCTTCTGTTATGAATGTTATTGTTGAAAAACAATTAAAGGGTCAAAGTAAAGAAAAGTTAAATTCAATCATTGATTCGTTCTTTGCGGGTTGTGTGAAGTATGATATCTATCAATTAGGTCTTAAATTTAATACAATACCAACTAAGGATTTATATACTTATCAAGAGATATTAAATAACCCTAGAATAACTAAAGAAGAGTTACAAGGTGTTAATCAATCTATTCCTAAGGATAACCCTGGTGGGGTGGTGTCAAAAGAATTTAAAGACCCTGCAAATAATAATAATAAGGCGGACACACCTGACAATTCAGGCGTTGAATTTGAAAACGAATTTAACGAATTAGCATTCTATTTTTACAACGATATTCCCGACCCTAACACAAATAAAATAGTTTCGTCAGTACCTTATCAAGTAACCTATGGAAGTTATACCGCGTCATCATTCATTAGTAATTATGTAGATAAAGCCAATGCAGTATTTGCGCCGAATTTAAGTTATTGTACAACAAACTCATCATATTGTGATACTAATAAAAAAGTTAAAGAGTTTTATGATACGGTAATTATCGACAACTTTAATACAATTGACAATGCGGATAACGGTTTTATTAAAAAGGCGTTTAATTTATTAAAAGAAAAAAACGCAACAATTAATTTAACTTTAGTTGGTTCGGCTTCAGCACCTGCCTCAGTACCATATAACATAAATCTTTCTAAAAGAAGAAATGATTCTGTTTTACAATATCTTAAAATTAGAGGTAAAGAAATTGGGTGTGATATAACACCGTTTATTGATAGTAAAAAATTTATTTTAAATGAATCCGCTTCAGGTGAAACAGAAACTGTGGTGATACCAAAATCGATATCTGGAGGTGCGGGGGCGTCGGTTAATTGTACGACTGATATTAAAAATGGTTCGGGTGTTGTTACATCTAATTCACAAATTTATTCGGTTGATGCTATGGCTTGTAGACGTGTTAAAATTGTGTCTAAAGTTGTTATACCACCATCTGAAAGTAAAAACGATAACGACCCAACAACAACACAAACCTCAACACCTCCTAAAACTATTGACATAACAGTTAAACCAAAAACACCAAAACCTACGGTCAGTATTGAGAAAAAACTTAAAGAAGGTATTGGGAAACGAATATTAAGACAATTACTTTCGGAATGTGACTATTTCCAAGTGATTGAGGAAAATGTTCCGATGTTATATGATTCGATAAAAGAAAAAATAAAATACTTTAATCCCGCGTTTCACTCTATGACACCTGAAGGATTAAATGCTCGTTTAACATTCTTAAATCAATGTGTTAGACCTGGAGAGACAATTCCAACCATAGGTCCTGACGGTAAGCCAAAATACAATGACGCTGTTAACACATCATTTGGTGCTCCGCCTGTATTGATATTACGCATTGGTGACTTCTATAATACAAAAATAATACCTAAGAGTGTTTCATTTACATATGAACCATTATTATATGACATGAACCCTGAAGGTATTGGTATTCAACCAATGATTGCCAATGTTACAATGAACTTTGATTTCATTGGTGGTATGGGTCTTGCAAAACCAGTTGAACAATTACAAAACGCGTTATCGTTTAATTATTACGCAAACACTGAGATTTATGATGAGAGGTCGGTATGGACTGAAGATACCTCAGCATTAGATAAAACTTTAATGGAATCCATATTACAAAGTCAACCTGTTGAAACTGTTGACAATGTTGATAACCAAATTCAAAATGATTTCGGTAATACAATAGGTGACATCGTTAATTTCAACAGAGTTGTTGGAGGTGAAACTGGTGAAATTAGTTATGGAGTTATTATGGATAAGATGTTGTCTGAGACAACTTCATATTTTAATTCTTTATATAATCAATTGGAAAGTATTGTGTTACAAACTAATTATGGTGTGTTACAATTAGTTAATCAATACAGAGATTATCGAGATGGTCCTTTAAACGTAGGAACCGTTAGTTACCCAACTGAGATTTATGGTAAACCGTTAATTTCAAAAACATCGGGTAATGACAAAGTTAATTTATTCCAAGAATTGTTGGATAAATGCATTGTTGACATTGAGAATGGACTTAATCCAATAATTGCTGAATTAGATACTAACAACTATCCGGATATACTCCCTAATGAATTTAGTGTCATAAAAACTAATATGATATCTTATTTAAAACAGGTTTATTTAACTTTACCTAATAGTACACAAAAAATTGTTACTGATTTAACAGTTAAAGAACAAAACTATGTACAAGTAATTAGAAAATTAATTGTTGTCAATGATAAGACTGATGGTAAAAAATTAGAAAACGGAACACCATTAGTATATAGTATTAGTGGTACTTCAAAAGTTAGTGAAAGTACTAAACAATCGGACCCTTTAATTGGGGATACCTATGATGAGTTTACAACTGATTGTACTAAAATATACAAAGCACTTAATGATTTTTTAAAGGTGTTAAATGCTAAAGAAATTATCACAAACACATATGAAAATACGGGGGATTTTAAAACTGCGGACAATTCTTTCTTTACCGATGTTTATAAGAAAGAGTTCTTCATGATGGTTGGTAGAAACTTTAGTGATAAAAATAAATTACAGGAGTTTAAAACATTTATATTAACCGCAAACATTTCATCAAATAAAAAGTTAACGAAGAAGTTTGATGATGTTACTGATGATTTAGCTAAAGAATATAGTAAAGAAATTAAAAAAGAAGAAAAAATATTTTCAGATTTTAGAAAAAGTTCTGAATATAAAACATATATTGAAAGTCCTGATGATATTTTATATCCCGCAGGAAAAACAAGGGTTTTTGATTATACAACAGTACCTGACCCAGCAACAGAGGCGGCTCAAAAGAAATTATTAACTGATTTATTTACGACAGTAAACTTAGAACCTGCTAATACTAAAATCTTTACTGGTAAAATTAAATTTGATTAATTATGGCGTCAAAACAATATTATAATAGATATAATGATTTTATTTTAAATGGACAACAGACCGTTGTTCCTTATATTACGTTGCCAAGTAAAAGTACTGATAAACGATACATTTATAAGGCAGGACAGTCTAGATTAGATAAAATGTCGCAACAGTATTATGGTTCACCATTCTTTGGTTGGGTAATAATGCAGGCAAATCCAATTTATGGAGGACAAGAGTGGAACATTAGTGACGGTTCTATCTTGACAATTCCATTTCCTTTAGTAGCTTCTTTACAGGATTATAAAAATCAATTGGATAATCATTTCTTTTATTATGGTAGGTGACACAGAAAATATTTTAGTCGAATTTGACTATAACAACATAACAATCGTAGACCCAAACAAAGTTATCGATATAAATGGTAACGCGAAAGAACGATTTATTAAACAAGAAGATTTAGTTTTTTATGCTAACTTGGAGTGTAAAGTTTTACCAAGAACTAAACTAGCCGTTGGTGTTGCAAATAACGACCAAATTCAAACAGTTTCTATTGCAACAATCAATTTCTTAAAACCTGGTGATAAGACATTTTTAGATAATAGTTATACTGACGAAATTACAGGTAAAAATAGTGTTACGGGTGAAGGGGTTAATCAACCTAAAAAAAATTCAATTAGTAATCCTAACAAACCTGCGGATTTTTTCTTAAGACAAAGTATTAATTCTGGTGGAAAACCAGGGGCGACCGATAACGGATTACTTGGCATAACATCAATTAATATTAGACAAGGTTTAGATTTTTTACCAACAATCAATGTGCAACTTGAAGACGTAAAAGGTAAAGCGTTATTTGAATCAGGAGATAATTCACCTTATGCTGCGTTCTTTAATTTACCTTACCCACTTTTCCATTTAACGATTAAAGGTTATTATGGCAAGGCAATTAAATTAGGACTTATGTTACAATCTTTTAGTTCAAGATATGACACATATAGTGGAAATTTTAAAATTGATTTAAAGTTTTATACTTACAAATATACAATCTTAAGTGAGATTACTATGGCCGCATTGACTGCGACCCCTCACATGTATAAATCAAGAATTAAGGTTCAAACAACACAAGGAAGTACTGATAGTAAATTTGTTAAAGTTGAGGATGGTGTTGTTGAAGGTGGGTATCAAAAAGTTAAAGAAATGTATAGTGAATATAAATCAAAAGGTATGATACCTGATGATTTTCCCGAAATCACTTTGGTTCAAATGCAAGAAAGAATTGAGAATTTTATTAAAAATGTGTTGGATAGTTTTACTAAACAAAATTTGGACCCATTAACTAATTTAGATGTTTATCAAAAAACTCTTAATGATTATTCCGGTAATGTTTATTATTTTAATGGTTCATCATGGTTTGAAAAGTATATGGATAAGAACACTGCTTTTGTATTAACCAATGGTAATAAAGTTTACACTTTTAAACCTGAAATTAGTTTACAAAATAGAGTTACCGCAAAGGCAGAATTAGATGGATATGTAAAAAAATATAATGAGTTATTAGATGGTAATGAAACTGTGGGAGCAAATGGTTCATATAAGATTAATAATAAAACAACTAAAATAACAATACCTAATGGTATTAAATCACCAGACACTTTTATCCCAAAACCTGAGATTACAGAAAAAGATATTGATTTAGTTCAAAGTTATCGATTAGTTAAAGGTGTAAAAACCACACCAACCGACACACAACTTGCGGCATACCAAGCCGAATTGATTAAAAATAAAGTGTTTAATACCCCTGTTATTAAAAACGCGGACGGTAATATTGAACTAATAAAAGATTATTACATTTTTGAAGGTACAAACACATTTATTGATAATATTGATAAAATGGGTAAAAAATTAAAAGTTTTTAGAGAACAAATACAAGAAGAACTTACAAAGGCTCTTTCAGAATTGTTACAAAGTAAGGATAATGGTATTGGGTTTGTACCTAACATTAGAAATGTTCTTGCCGTTGTTTTTGCCAATGGAGAGGCGTTCTTAAGATTAATGGACGATGTTCACACGAAAGCTTGGGATAAGAGAGATTCTACAATTAGAAAAAACTCTATATTTAATAGTCAAACCGCTGGTGCGTCACAAGACAATTTAAGTAGTGGTAATAACAAGGAACAACCTATATATCCTTGGCCACAAATGATTAAAGAAACCTCAGGGACAGACGGGCACGAAAAGTTTGAGATTGTTTATCCTGGTGATTCTTCAGTGATTACTCAGACAAAAGGATTTTTAGCGGATGAATGGCCTGAAGTTGAATTTGTTGAAGAATTTATACGAGGTTATGTGGAAAGAACTTCACCTCCGTCAGATAGTACCGCATCTCCAAATGAGTTAACGGAACCTCAAAGAATTTCGGTGGACGCTATTGAATTTCCAATTAAAAATGACGTTTATGGTAATAAAGAAGAAGTTAAGTTTTTTTATGAAATATATGAGAGAGTTTTATTAACAACCTTTTATTCAAGACTTGGTAGATGTAACGACTTTATATCTGATTCGGATAAAGTTACAACTATTATTGCTGACGCTGAGAATATTAACATACTTAAAAGTTTATCAAATGATAATCCATTTATAATTCAAAAACTTAAAGAATATGCCTATACTGGTGAAAATTTTGAGACTGTCCTTAGACATATTTCAAATGAAGGTTTGGGGGAAAGTTGGCAAAATTTTATTAGAGGTATTTTTAATACAAAATATATTAAAAACTTAGTTAATAATTCTAGTTTTGAATTTATTAATGAACAAATCCTTAAGGATAGTTTATCACAACCAATGGTTTCATTACCAAGTGAAACTCAATTTGCGGAATATATTAATGATTCAACAACATCCAACGAATATGATTTTGCGGATACATACCCTTTTACAAATAAAAATTGGGTTAAAAAATATTTGGCAAATAGTAACACAGTGTTAGATGAAAAATCGGCTTTTGATACAACACAAATATTAACGTACACTTCGGATAATAAAATTATTACGAATATTGCATCTTATGATTCAGGCAAAAAACCATTTACTAACTTTATTTCAGAAATAACAGTGACTCCCACAGAGTATAGTACAACTGTTGGTATGAAAGCGTTTTATGAGACAAGAAAAAACGATTATAAAAATCAATTATTTACTGAAGGTAATTTAAAGTACAATAATTATAATGGTCTTGTAACTAGTGAACAAACAGTGTCTATGTTTAATACACCGTATTTTATTAATGCAATTCAACAAGGTGTAAGTAATTTTAGAAATTTTAGTGAGACACCATATACTGAAGCCGCGTACCTTTTCTTAAATAGTTTACCATTGTCTACTCTACGAGAAAAGTATAAAACAAAAAATGAGTCTGATGATTTAAATTATATTTTTGCAACACTGAATAAATTTGGTGGAGTACATAAAATACCATATTCTTGGGTTTTAAAATACGGTTCAATATGGCACCGTTATAAAAAGTATGTTGAAACTGGCGTTGATATTATAGGGGTTTCTTGGGCTAATTTTGATTATCTTAATAACTATGACCCTGTTAATAGTTTACCATCAACAATGTATACATTTAGTGCTAGTACTCAAATTGGTATTGTTGATATTGTTTTAGAGAATAATGTAACAATTGGTGGGGAAGTATCTACAACAATTAACACAGGATTTTATCCTAAATTAATTAATGATTTTAATGTCTTTTACCAAGGATTTGAAATTTTCTCGGCGTACACTAGTACCGCAATTCAAGAAGGGATTAAATCAGGGTTTACGTTAAATTATGTTGATAAGGCTATTATTAGCAAATCAGAAGGTTTTGATACTTCAATACCTAATAGAGATTTAAGAATATTTCCTTGGACAGTATCTGTAAATACTTTAGATAATATATCTTCATTTATATTCCCATCCCAAGGTTCATTAGTTAATCAAACAAACAATGAATGTTTTGATGCAAATACAGGAGAAATAAAATTTGAAGTTATGGGTAATAAGTCAATGTATGATGGTTCAGTTAGAACTTTTTGGACAGCACCCAATTACGGATATTTTGATGATAGTAAAATAGTTAAGGTTAATCCGGACCAATACCTAAAAGAAATTTTTTCAGGAAAAAGTTTTCAAGAAAATTATTCATTAAATGGCGTAATTACTCAATATTCAAATATTAGTGAAATGTTTTCTGTTTTCGAAAAGGATGTTTTAGATTTATTTGAAGTTGAGTTTTTAAATTTTTCAAAATCAAAATATGATTATAGTTCGGAAGGTGTCGGTGCAAACGATTCCAATACCGCTAAATTGTTTAAGAACTTTCAAGTTTTAATGATTGAGTTGATGAAGCAACCTAAAATAACAGGGTCAACAGGTGAAGATTATGTAAGAAATGCTCAATCTGTACAACTTACAAATATTACTAATCTATTAACTAGATTTATTAATAATGATGTTGTATTTAAAAACGGAAATCCGTCTAACTACGATAAAAAATTATTTTATACGTTCTCAAACTATGATATTACCGACCCATATATTTTGGACAAATACACACTATTAACGCCAAATGCAGTTCCTGTAAATGGTGGAACAACTACATTATCTTCATCAAAAAGTTTATACCCTAATGAGTGGACTACATTAGAAACTTATGTTGGTTTTTCAGAAATCCCGCAATTAGTTTATGGAAATAACGGTTCGTACATTACTGACTTTTTTGTTGACTTAAACATTTCTTTTACGGTTAATAATATAATTAATTTTTCACCAATAATTAAAATTTATGCGACTCAGAAATTAAAAGAGTCCACGATGAATAAAAAAAAATTCATTGGTTTAATGGATGAGTATTTGAAAAAGTCTTTAGATTTTAAAAATAAAATATTTAATAATTTAATTATTAAACTACAAAAAGCTTTACCCGATGTTAATAACACAGTACAAACGACAATTGATTCTGTTTTAGAGGGACCACAAACAAAGGTTGAATTATGGGAATCATTTAAGGCAATAAATGATAAATGGATTTCAGGTAATGATTTTAAAACTAAAACATTATTTGAGGATGTTTTATTGTTAGATAGAGCGAGTAGAAATATTGGTGATAAGATATTGGTTGATGTTTTTAAATTAAAAAACAGATTAATTAATATAAACCCTAAAGCGACAATGCTTAGTTTTGTACAATCAATATTAGTTGAAAATAACTTTGTTGTAATGAATTTACCGTCATATGTTAATTTCTATAATGTACAAGATGCGGTTAAAAACCCAAAACCAAAGGTTGAAGGAACATTAGAGTTTGCTAATACACTATTTGGAACTTTCATGAACGTTGATTATAGAGAATCAAGTGCTAAAATGGTTTGTTTTTTTGGTGGTAAACCAAGTGAACAATTAGATTTAAAAAACAATGTTGATTTTAGATATAGAAATGACGCGTTTGATTTAAGAAGAGCTAGTGATAATCCGTTAGTTGAAGATTTAACTAATAAGAATGATTGGGATAAATCAAATAAAGTTGTAGGGTTTAATGTTGATATTGGACCTCAAAATCAGTCTATGTTTTATGGGTTTACTGTTTCCCAAGATGCTGGTCAAGCCACTGCAGAATCTCTTGAAGTGTTAAATCAAATGGCCAATCAAGGTGGTAATAGGGGAGGTGCAACACAAAGTAACTCATTATATAACCTATACAAAAATAGAAGTTATTCTTGTAATGTATCCATGATGGGTAATGCTATGATACAACCAACAATGTACTTCAATTTAAGATACGTCCCAATGTTTAGTGGGCCTTATATGATTACAAGTGTTAATCATAGTATATCACCAGGTAGTTTTGAAACAATTATTGAAGGTATTAGACAACCAACCGCATCATTACCTAAAATTGATAATTATTTACAAACATTAAAAACTAATTTATTACAATCTATTATTGAAAAGAATAAACTTGATACTCAGAAAAAAAATGCGGAAACAAAAGTTAATAGTACTAATGTAATTGGTCAGTCAACTGAGGTTAATAACCAAGCAACACAACAAGATAGCACCACAGCAAATGATACTATTCAGGAAACTTGTCAACCAAATTCTAAATATGCTCAATGGACACCATTAACAGGGCCGTCAACAACAACATTAAATTATAAGAGTGTTATTGGTACTATTGTTAGTCTAACAAATGATATTAAATTACAAAAAGTTATTTTTTCCTCAATTTATATATCGTCAAATAATAATAACACCTTAACAACTTATGAGAATAACTTTGCGGGTATAACTATAGACCAAGATTGGGGTGAATCATCTACGTATTTTGTTGATAAATATTTTTATTGCTCAAGCCAAAATATACCTAACGCCACATTCTCAGACTCAACTCAATCAGTCAAATTTTTAGTTGAAAGATGGTCACAAAGAATGAGTTTATTATCCAATGACAGTGCATCGGAAATTGCTAAATTTTGGATATTAAATGCTAACACATCTGTTACTGATAAAAAATTAAATCCTGTTAATGTTTACGACCAAATGTCGTCAATAGATAAAGGAAATATTGAAACTAAAGTACAATCGGCGATTAATGAGTTTAATACTCAAACGGGACAACTTAATGTGGGGTCAACACCACCAGTAACACCACCATTAATTGATACATACACTTACGCAGTAACAACACCACCATTATTTGAAAATTTAAAGGTTATTGTGGACCCATCGGTCGATGGACTAAGAAATATATTTCAAATAGAGTATGGTTATAATATTACTGCGGAGTGTCATGAGGGTAGTGGTTCAGGACAACAATTTGGGACTAATTATGTTTCAACAAATAAACAAAAATTTGAAATTGATTTACAAGGGTTATTAACAGAATCTGGTTGTAATAATGTGTCGAAAAGTGAGTATACAGGAACTTATAAATACCAAATAACGGTATTTACTAAACCTGTTAAACCTGATGGGTCACTTGATACGTCAAGAAACGATTTTTACAAAAGTTATCCTGTAACTTTCACTTTGTAATTTTCTAATAATAAACGATATTTATATATAAACACTATTATGGACACAAAATTAATATTAGACAACTATTTAGGTAAAAACACCAGAAGCACTGAGAAAGACTTGGGTAATGGTTCTAAACAAGTTTGCGATTTAGACACAGGAGATTGTTATACTATCAGAATGAAGGATGGTTTAATTGAAAGAGTTGACAATACAATGACAAAAAATAAAAAAATTCAGGTTGAAACTCTAACAGGAGTGAAACAACTTTTAAACGGGTAATCAAATGAAAAGAGTAGACAACAGAATTATTGAGGAAATCTCAAGATATAAATCAATTAACGATTATATTTTTGAACAAGAGGCAACATTACCTCCACCACCTGAAGAAGGTATTTTACCTCCTGCAGACCCAAGTGCGTTACCACCACCTCCTGCTGATGCGGGAGCATTACCACCACCTCCTGGTATTGAACCACCTGCGGCACCTGGTGCAGTACCAACCCCTGTTGATATTGCAACTGACCCTGATGTTGAAAAAGTTGGTGAAGAAAAAGGTAAGACTGAGGAACTTGATATTAGTGACTTAGTTAATTCCCAAAAACAAGTAGAAAAAAAACAAGAAGAATATTTTGATAATTTATTCAAACATCTTACAGATTTAGAAGGTAAATTAGGTGAAATGGATAATATCATGAATAAGTTGAATGACTTAGAAATGAAAGTTGAGAAATATAGAGAAAAAACACCTCAAGAGAAATTAGAACTTAGAAGTTTAGATTCTGGTCCATTTAATCAAAAATTATCAGATTTCTTTGAAGATAAAGAAGAAGATATGGAAAAGTCGGGAAAAAATGAATATATCTTAACCCAAGATGAGGTTGAGGATTACTCACCAGTAGATATCAAAAAGACTTTTAGAAATTTTGAAGATTTGGATAATCAAATCGATTCCTTCAAACAAGTCAAGTAAAATATAAAACGGTCTTCGGACCGTTTTTAGTTTAAAATTTATTTGACAAACACTCAGATTCTACTTATACTTATGATAATATAAATCATTAAATACTTTAACAACTATGGCGACAAATTCATTAGACGCAGTTTTAGCTCAATACGAGCAGGCAAAACAAGGTGGTTCTTCTAACACCTCAAAATTCACACAAGAAGAAAGAATGAAAAAATACTTTGCAGCTATCCTTAAAGATACTGAAAAACAAGGGCAACGAAGACTACGTATTTTACCAACACCCGACGGTTCTTCACCATTTAAAGAAGTTTGGTATCACGAAATTCAAGTTGACGGTAAATTTCAAAAATTTTATGACCCGGGTAAGAATGACAACGAGCGTTCACCATTGAATGAAGTTTATGAAGAACTACGCTCAACAGGAAAAGAGTCTGACAAAGAATTAGCAAAACAATATTTATCTCGTAAATTTTACATTGTTAAAGTTATGGACCGTGATAACGAGTCTGATGGGGTTAAGTTTTGGAGATTCAAACACAACTACAAAAATGAGGGGATTTTAGATAAGATTATTCCTATTTGGAGAGCTAAAGGTGATATTACTGACCCTGATAACGGTCGTGACATTATTCTTGAATTAACCAAAGCAAAAACACCTAAAGGTGCCACTTACACAGTTATTCAAACTGTTATGTATGATGACCCATCTCCTGTACACGAAAATAAACAAACCGCGGATTCTTGGATTAATGATGAGTTAACATGGGAAGATGTTTATTCTAAAAAACCTGAAGAATACCTTGAAGCTATTGCTCGTGGAGAAACACCACGTTGGGATTCTGACAAAGGCGGTTTTGTATACGAAAACAATCTTGAGACAACAACATCTTTTGGTGGTAAAACTGAACCAATCGTTGACCCACAAGCAAATGATGATAGTGACACCGAATTACCTTTCTAATTAAACTTTAACATAGACACTTGGTATTACTGAGTGTCTATTTTTTATAGTTCAAAACAATAATTTAATTTAACCTAACATGGCAATAAGAAAGAAAACATTCTCGTTAGAGGATATAAAGAGTAAATTCTCTACAAAAACAAAATACAAACCTGAAAGTTTCTATAACTGTGGTGAAGCATTTATGGATGCCTGCGGATTACCTGGACCTGTAATGGGGGGCATTAATATGTTCTTGGGACATTCAAACACCTCAAAAACAACTGCAATGATATTAGCGGCGGCAGATGCTCAGAAAAAAGGACATTTACCTGTTCTTATTATAACGGAAAAAAAATGGTCTTGGGAACACGCTATTGAATTAGGATTACAGGCTGAAAAAAATGAACTTGGAGAATATGATGGAATGTTTATCTTTAATGACTCATTTGATGTTATTGAACAAGCAACTGAGTTTATTAATAATATTCTTGATTCACAAGAAAAAGGAGATATACCATATAGTCTATTATTTTTATGGGATAGCATCGGTTCCATTCCATGTCAGATGACATTCGATGGAAAGGGTGGTGGCATGTTCAACGCAAAGGTATTAGCCGATAAAATTGGAATGGGGATTCATTCGCGTATCTCAAAATCAAAAAAAGAAGATTATCCGTATTATAATACTTTAGTTATTTTAAATCAACCGTGGGTTCTCTTAGCTGACGGACCATTTGGACAACCCGAAATTAAAGCGAAAGGGGGTGAGGCAGTATGGTTAGCTAGTAGTTTAATATTCTTATTTGGTAATCAGAAAAAGGCAGGTATTAATCATATTGACGCCACTAAAAATGGCAGAAAGGTGTCGTTCGCAATTAGAACAAGGATATCTATTTTGAAAAATCACGTAAATGGTTTAGGATATAAGGATGTCAAAATAATCGCAGTACCACAAGGATATATTGCTGATACAAAAGAAGCTTTGGATAACTACAAAAAAGAGTACTCGGATTATTGGGCGACAAAATTAGGGTATTCTGATTATTCTTTGGACGAATCTACTGATGACATTGACGAGTAAAAAATATTTTCAAATTACTTAAAAATTTTAAATGGTCAAAACATTAATTGTTGATGGTAACAATTTATTAAAAATAGGATTTCACGGAGTTAAAGATTTTTACCACAACGGAAAACACATAGGAGGGTTATGGCATTTTATCAACACAATTAGACGTTTTATTGACGAACAAAATTTTGATAAAGTTGTTGTTATGTGGGATGGGGATGATAACTCGTCTACCCGCAAACTTATTTACCCCCAGTATAAAAAAAAACCACTTATAACCGAAGATTTTAAAGACCAATCTTTTGGAGAACAAAAAGAGAGAGTTAAACAATATTTGGAGGAATGTTATATAAGACAAATTGATATAGATAATAACGAAGGTGACGATTTGATTGCGTACTACTGCCAAATATCTGAAGACGAAATTAAAACTATTTTTTCGGGAGATAAAGATTTGACACAACTTATCTCAGATAAGGTTTCAGTTTATTCCCCAAACTCAAAACAAGTGTATAAAAATGGAGATAAAATAAAGATTCAATTCCATGAATTTCCGCATCAGAATATTAAAACATATAAAATATTATCGGGTGATAAGTCAGATAATATAGATGGAATTTATTATTTGGGTGAAAAAACTTTAGTTAAATTATTTCCTGAATTGCTTGACCAAACGGTAACTATTACCGATATTTTAATAAAGGCGGAAACTCTTTTAAAAGAAGATAAAGGTAATAAATCGTTACAAAATTTATTATCAGGTAAAACTAAAACAGGTGTATACGGTGAAGAATTTTTTATTATTAATGAAAAAATAATAGACTTATCAAAACCATTAATCACCGATGAAGCGAAAGAATTAGTTGAATTATATTATCGAGAAAGTTTAGACCCTGATGGTAGAGGGTATAGGAATCTTTTAAAGATGATGATGCAAGACGGGTTCTTTAAATTCCTACCAAAAATAGACAATGCTTGGGTTGACTTTGTTCGTCCATACATGAAATTAACAAGAAAAGAAAAAAGAAATTACAAACAAATAAAATAAATATGAAAGAGCAAGAATCAACAAAATTAGAATTTTTAATGATGGTAAATGATAATATCATTGTACAAAGATATTTTAATGTTAGGAACTTTAACCCTGACGGTAAAAACTCATTAGAGCTTTATAACCTGTTAGCTAATTTTAGTTATGATATTAAGTATCAACTAAAAATGAAAACCGCATCATACATGATTGATAATCATTATGAAATTATCAACAATCCTACAATATTAGACACATCGTATATTGATGGTCCTGAATATTTTAATGTGTATATTAAGATGGGTGATGTGACAATTTGTCAGAGACAGTTCGACGCAAAAATATACCCACCTAAGATAAGATACACCGTAGACGTACGCCCACACCTAAAAAATTTACTTATGTCTTTGACTGACATTTTTTCATCTGAAAATTTAACACTCGAGTACCTTGGACTTCCTTTAAAAGGGTAATATTTATCAAATACAACAATGAAAAAACTATGGCGTCAAACAAAAATTTCGAATATCTAGGTAGCAGTTTTCAGCTACAATTATTAAACCAAATTATTATCGATAAAGACTTTGCGAGGTCTATTCTTGATGTGATTGAAACAAATTACTTTGAAAACAAATACTTCAAAATAATTATTCAGATGGTTAAAGAATATTACACAAAGTATGAACATGCACCAGCATTTGACACTTTAGAACAAATCACCAAATCTGAATTACAACAGGAATTAGCGTCAAAAATTGTTATTGATACTATTAATAAAATCAAAGAAGCTCCACTTGAGGGTGGGGAATTTGTTCAGGAAAAAGCTATGAAATTCTGTAAACAACAAGAATTACAGAAAGTAATGAACAAAGCTCAAAAAATCATCGATGGAGGTGAATTTGAAAACTATGATAAAGTAGAACAATTAGTGAGGAACGCTTTACAAGTTGGGGAAAGAGAAGATGGACAATCTGATGTATTTTTCAATTTAAGTGAGGTTTTAAATGAGGATTATCGTCATCCAATACCAATGGGTATCCCAGGTATTGATAGACTCTTAAAAGGAGGTTTGGCTAAAGGAGAAATCGGTGTAGTGTTAGCTCCTACTGGGGTTGGTAAATCAACACTACTAACAAAAGTTGCAAATCACGCTTTTAATTTAGGGTATAACGTATTACAAATCTTCTTTGAAGATAACCCAAAGATTATTCAAAGAAAACATATTACTTTATGGACAAAGGTTCATCCTGATGAATTGTCCTTAAAGAAAGAGGAAGTTATGATTAAAGTACAAGAGGTAAAAGATACAATGACCAATAAATTAATCTTAAAAAAACTTCCATCTGATACCGTAACTATGTTACAAATTAAAAATCAAATTAGAAAAATGATTGCCGATGGAGTAAGAGTTGATATGGTATTATTAGATTATATTGACTGTGTTGTTCCTGATAGGAATTTAAGTGATGAATGGAAATCTGAAGGTTCGGTTATGAGAGCATTTGAATCAATGTGTCACGAGTTGGATTTAGTTGGATGGACCGCAACTCAAGGTAACAGAAGTTCAATTTCGTCTGATGTAGTAACTACCGACCAAATGGGTGGTTCTATTAAAAAAGCACAAGTTGGACACGTAATCATTACCGTGGCAAAATCCCTACAACAAAAAGAAATGAAACTAGCAACAATAGCAATTACTAAATCTCGTATTGGTGATGATGGGGTTGTGTTTGAAAATTGTAAATTTGATAATGGAATGTTAGAGATTGATACCGAAAGTTCGGTTACATTCTTAGGACTAGAGGGACAACAAGAAGAGAGAAACCGTCAACGAGTTAAAGACTTGTTAGACAAAAGAAAAGAAAAACAACAAACACAAAACTAAAAAAAAACATGGAAAAAATTTTAATAGAGAATCCAAATAGATTCGTTATTTTCCCAATCGAGCACAATGATATTTGGGAATATTACAAACAACATCAAGCGGCTTTCTGGACTGCGGAAGAGGTTGATTTATCAAATGATATTAGAGATTGGGAAAACTTATCAGATAATGAGAGATTTTTCGTAAAAAACGTCTTATCATTCTTTGCGGCATCCGATGGTATTGTTAATGAAAATTTGGCAGAAAACTTCTTAAAAGAAGTCCAATACCCTGAAGCAAAATTCTTTTACGGATTTCAGTTAATGGCAGAAAATATTCACTCTTTAATGTATTCATTACTTATTGATACCTATGTGTCAAACCCACAAGAAAAAGATGAATGCTTTCACGCTATTGATAGATTACCTGCGGTACAAAAAAAGGCAAAATGGGCTTTAAATTGGATAGAGAACTCAACATTTGAAGAAAGATTAATTGCTTTTGCGGCGGTTGAAGGTATCTTTTTTTCAGGTTCGTTCTGTGCTATTTTTTGGTTAAAGTCTCGAGGTATTTTACAAGGACTATGTAATGCAAACACTTTGATTTTCAAAGATGAGAACTTACACTGTGACTTTGCAATTCATTTATTAAATAATCACATTGAAAACAAACCAAGTGAGAAAAGAATTAGAGAAATTTTATTATCCGCATTAGAGATTGAAAAAGAATTCATTATTGAGTCATTACCAATATCTTTAATTGGGATGAATTCAAATTTAATGAAACAATATCTTGAATTTGTTACTGATGGTTTATTACTTAAACTTGGATGTAAAAAAGAATTTAATGTGGACCAACCATTTAAATTTATGGAACAAATTGCGGTAGAAACAAAAGGTAATTTTTTTGAATCAAGGACTATGGAATACCAAAAAGCTAAATTGAACGAAACATTGTCATTTACGGATGATTTTTAAATAAAAATATATGATGTCATTAAAAATTAAAAAAAGAGGGGGCGATGAGGTGTCCTTTAATCCTCAGAAAATTTATCAGAGAGTTAAGAAAGCCGCTAAAGGGTTAAATGTTAATTCTGATGAAATTTTTATTAAAGTTATTACTTCGGTACCTACCGAGGGTAGTATAACAACAAAAGAGTTAGATAAGTTAGTGTACGAAATTGCGGCGGCATATACTGGTAGTCATCACGATTATTCAAGATTAGCTTCATCAGTTGCAATATCTTCATATCACAAAGAAACTAATCATAGTTTTAGTGAAACAATGACAGAATTGTACAATAATGGTATTGTTAATGAGATATTAATGAAAACTATTGAAAAATATGGTTCAG